CACATCTGGCTTGCCCCCATTGCGATGCGACGTACCACCACGATCCTAAAGATGGCCGCCCGGGCAAGCACGAGATGAACCGCACGGGCCGTTGGGTCCCGGATAACTGCACCATCGACCCGGACGGCATGATCCACGGAACCCCGATCAGGTCTTCGATTGCGTCGTTCTGGCTCAAGGGTGTGGCCGCTGCGTTCTCCGATTGGAAGACGCTGGTGTTCAACTATATCGTGGCAGAGCGAGAGTACGAGAGCAATGGCTCCGAGGAGTCTCTCAAGACCACGATCAACACGGATCAGGGGAAGCCCTACACACCCAAGTCGATGACCAATGACCGCGTGCCAGAAGTCCTCAAGGGGCGTGCCAGGCCTTTGGCTCAGCGCGAAGTTCCGATGGGCGTGCGGTTTCTGATCGCCAGCATTGACGTACAGAAGAACCGCTTCGTCGTGCAGGTCCATGGCATCCACGCCAACAAGGACATCTCCGTTGTGGACCGCTTCGACATCCGGAAGTCCAAGCGCGTGGACGCGGAGGGGGAGCGGTACTGGGTCAACCCCGGCGCACATCCAGAGGACTGGAAACTCCTAGTCGAAGAGGTGATCAATAAGACCTACCCCCTGATTGACGGCTCGGGCCGGGAGATGGGAGTCAGGTTCACTGTCTGTGACTCCGGCGGTAAAGCTGGCACGACCTCGAACGCTTACGACTTCTATCGCTGGCTCAAGTGGGGCGAACGTGACGCAGAGGGCCATCAAACGATGGACGCAGACGAAGGTGAATACGAGTGGCGTCCGGGCATGGCCGGGCGGTTCCTGTTGCTCAAGGGTGCATCGACCAAGACCGCACCCCGGGCCAACATCACCTACCCCGACAGCCAACGTAAGGATCGTCATGCGGGCGCGCGTGGGGAAGTCCCGGTGCTCTTTATCAACACGAACTTGGTCAAGGATACTTTGAACCACATGCTCGACCGGGTAGAGCCTGGCAACGGCGTGCTATTCCCCGACTGGCTCGACGACAATTTCTTTATCGAGCTGACAGTCGAGATACGCGATCCCCAGAAGGGTTGGATAAACCCCAAGCGTTTCCGGAACGAAAGTTGGGACCTCTTGGCCTACTGTTTGGCAGCGCAGTTGACGCCCAGTATCAATGTCGAGCATATTAACTGGCAAGACCCCCCTCTCTGGGCGGAGGACTGGGATATGAATGATCTGGTATTTGACCCTAAAATAGAAGATAAGCCCTACAACGCTGAGCCGAAGAAACGGCGATCACTCAAAGACCTAGCGTCCAATCTTGCATGAGGTACACCATGGCCCTGACTACCGACGAGAATACCACCTACACCACGTATCTTGCCGAAGCCGAGAAGGCGCTACACCAGCTCACGATGGGGCAGACAGCGCGGACTTATGTGGATCAGAACGGGGAGCGCGTCGAGTTCACGGCGGCCAATGCCAGTCGCCTGCGCGCCTACATCTTTGAATTGAAAGTGAAGCTCGGAAAAACGAAAGTGTCCGGGCCGATGAAAGCGAGTATGCTTTAATGGGAATCCAGATATTCAATGAAGAGCAGGCGCAGATCGCCCGCGACATCGACGAGTTGGTTGGGGGTCGCGGAAAAGAGCTCGCGTTCTCCGGGGCATACGACGCTGCGGCCATGTTCGACAAGCAGATCAACACATGGGCTCCACCCCTGCAATCTGCCGACGCGGACATCCTGCCTGACAAGATGATGTTGGACGCCCGTTCACGCGATCTGGGCCGAAATGATGCTTACGTGGCCGGGGGCGAGCAGCTCCACAAAGACGCCATCGTTGGCCATATGTACGTGATCAACTCGAAGCCCAACACCCGAATCCTCGGTTGGGACGAAGCCCGTGCAGAGGCTTTCCAAGAGGAGGTTGAAGCCAAATTTCAAGTCTGGGCCGAGAGCCCACACTGCTGGGTTGACGCCCGGCGCAAGTCCGATCTGACGGCCTTGATCCGGTTGGCTGTGGGTGTCTTCGTCTACGGCGGCGAGGTCTTGGCGACGTGCGAATGGATCAAGACGGCCCGGCGTGAGTTCAAGACAGCCATCCAGATGATCGACGCGGATCGGCTCATGACGCCCTACACCGAGTTGAACAACCCGAACGTAAAGGGTGGCATCAAGTTTGATTCCTACGGCGGACCCGTGTCCGCGTTTATCCGCACCCGGCACCCCCACGATTACACGCTGGCGAACGTCGGAGCTGACTGGCTGGACTTCAAGGAAGTGGGCTTCCAGAAGCCTTGGGGCCGTCAGCAAGTGATCCTCATCCTGAATGAAAAGCGGGTAGACCAGAGCCGAGCGGTAGCTGATATCTCGACCAGCTTGCGCGAACTTGCGATCACCAAGAAGTTCCGGGATGTCACCTTACAGAACGCCGTCGTCAACGCGACCTACGCAGCCAGCATCGAAAGCGAGCTGCCGAGCGAAGTGGTCTACGCTCAGATGGGCGCAGGCGATACAGCCTCTGCCGTGACCAACTATGCGACCGACTATCTGGCCGCGATCTCCGAGTACACTTCATCGTCCAAGAACATGCAGATCGACGGCGTTCGCGTGCCCCACTTGTTCCCCGGAACCAAGTTAAACCTGACGCCTGCCGGGACGCCCGGCGGTGTCGGTCAGGACTTTGAGACCTCTCTGCTGCGCTACATCGCAGTTGCTTTGAACGTCAGCTACGAGGAGCTAAGCCGAGACTACAGCAAGACAAACTACTCTTCTGCCCGGGCAGCCATGGCCCAAACGCACCGCTTCATGCAGACACGCAAGAAGGAGGTCGCTGACCGCATGGCGAACTACGTCTATCGGCTCTGGCTTGAAGAGGCCATCAACCAAGACCAGATCGAGTCGTTCCCAGCGAGCGATGCCGGGCTGCTCTACAGCAATGGCCACCAGAACCTCATGTTCGATGCGCTCTCTCAAGCGGACTGGATTGGCGCGTCGCGCGGCCAGATCGACGAGCTGAAAGAGACGCAAGCTGCGGTGCTCCGGATCAAGTACGGATTGTCCACACACGAGGATGAACTCAGCCGACTTGGCAAAGACTGGCGGAAGGTTTACGCTCAGCTCCAACGTGAAGCGACCGACCGCGACGAGCGTGGTATCGAGCTCTACGAAGACAACAGCGTCAATGCAGCTTCGGGATCACCCCGGGAAGCAGACAGCAACGATAAGGATGCCGCAAATGCTGACGAGGAATGATGGAGGCGCTCTCATGGCCCGGATGGCACAGAGCCCTATGCTCTTGCAGCCGGGTTCTGAGGACCTTTTTGCTCACAGCATTATCGACATGCAGGCCCACGCTCAGTTCGGGGCAGCTATGGGTGTCTCTGACAACATGCTCTCCGACGAGTTTTGGGACGATGAGGACGAGTTCGTTTCTTTGCTGCGTCCGTACAACATCCAAGACGGGACTCTGATTATCCCAGTCAAGGGGGTTCTCATGAACAAGTTGAGCATCACGTTCGGCTCCTACGCCACAGGATACCAGTATCTTGAACGTGCGGTCGAACGCGGCATGGACGACCCCGAGGTCAGCTCTATCGTGTTCGATATCGACAGCCCCGGCGGCGAGGTCGCAGGGAACTTTGAGCTCGCCGAGATGATCTCCGGTATGCGCGGCGAGAAGCCGATGCGTGCGGTGGCCAACGACTACGCGTTCTCGGCGGCTTACAGCATCGCAACCGCAACAGACTCCATCACCATGACGCGATCTGGTGGAGTCGGCTCAGTCGGCGTCGTCACGATGCACATGGACGTGAGCGAGCGCATGGATAAGATGGGTGTCAAGGTCACATTCATCCACGCAGGGAAGTACAAGGTTGAAGGAAACCCCTATCAAGCATTGCCTGAGGCGGCCAAAGGCCGTATTCAGGACCGGATCGACCGTATCTACGGAGAATTTGTTGGCCTCGTCGCCAAAAACCGTGGCATGGAAGAGCAAGCAGTTCGGGACACCGAGGCGCTTACCTACGACGCATCGAACGCTGTGGACATTGGTTTCGCAGATCGTATCGGTACGATGAAAGATGAACTGGCCGATCTTACAATGGCCGCAACCGATATGGAGCATACCATGGCTATCGAAAACCCTAAGAACCCCGCAGCAACCAACAATTCCGAAGGTGGGATCACCCAAGTCCAGATGGATGCAGCAGTTGCATCGGCCCGGGACGAAGGCATGATGGCAGGCGCGACATCCGAGCGTGAGCGTTCTAGCGCAATCCTCGGCAGCGACGAAGCCAAAGACCGCCCAACAGCAGCACGCGCACTCGCCGACTCCGGCATGGACGCCGAAGCAGCAATCGCTGCCCTCGGCAAGATGCCCACAGAGAGCGCAGCTGCTCCGGCACCAGCTGCCACCCCAGCCGCTACTCCGGCTCCTGCCCCCACCCCCTTCGCTTCACACATGGACGGCCCCGAAGTTGGTGCCAACGTCGATGCCCCGAAGAATGAAGGCAAGACCGATTCCAACGATCTGTTGGGTTCGTATGCCATGTTGACTGGCCGCGATCTCCGCGAAAAGAAAACAGCGTAAGCCGAGTTTCGGCACCACCGTCAACTTGAAAGGACCTCACCATGGCCGTTGACAAAAAAGTCCCTTACTCCGAGCCCGGCATTGCTGGATTTGAAAAAGAGTCTTGGGGCAACAAGCAAAACTGGCAGTTCGGCGACACTCCCGCACTGACCTCCATGACCCTCGCCGTTACCGCCTCTGGCGCGGACGTTGTGATCGGGTTCCTAGACGTGATCGCCGTTGACGGCGGTGCCGCAGCGCAAGCTGGTGCGACCGCAGCAGATCGTGCGAATTACATCGCGGCCACCACCATTACGGTTGTGGACGGGACGACCAAGGAAGTGCCTGTCTACGTTCAAGGTCACTTCGAGATGGAAGCCCTTAACTGGGACGACAGCTATACCACCGATGCGATGAAGAAGGCGGCCTTCCAAGGTTCTGTCTCACCCACGATCTTCGTGTCCAAAGGCAATTTCGACTCGGACGCGATCTACCCGTAATAGGGTAGAAACCCCCCTCGCCAGACAGAAAGGTATCAAACCATGTCGCTCGCAAATAACGTCTATGACACATCCACCCTCTTGGGCACGATGCGCCATATGGAACCCCCCTCGAACTACTGGCTCAGCTTGTGCTTTGGCCAGACCATCCAGTTCGACACCGAAGAAATCGACTTCTCCAAATTGCAGGATAACCGCAAGATCGCACCTCTGGTCGTTCCGACTGCACAAGGCGTGCCGATCTACAGTGCCGCCGAAGAGCGCGGCTCTGTGAAACCTGCCTACGTCAAGCCCAAGGACACCGTGTCTGCAAGCCGCGTAATCCGCCGGGCGGCTGGCTTCGGCGAGCTGAACTCGTCGGCACCAATGAGCCCACAGCAGCGGTATCAGGCAATCGTTGCGGACATCCTGCGTCAGCACCGCGAAGCAATCGAGCGTCGTTGGGAATGGATGGCAGCAGAGGCTGTGCTGAATGGTTCGGTCACTCTGGAAGACGACAACTACCCCCGCAAGGTGGTGGACTTCCAACGTGACCCCGGCCACACCGTAACGCTTTCTGGCGGCACCCTCTGGGGCGCAGCTGGCGTGTCGATTTTGGGCAGCATCGAAACATGGAAGAAGACCATGCGTCGGGCCAAACACGGCGGCGTATCGAACCGTCTGACGGTCGGTGTGGATGCTTGGGAAGTGATGCGGGCAGACAACGAGATTCGCGATCTGATCAAGACCGATTATCGTCCGATGCAGCAAGGTGGCCTCGATTTGAACTTCGGCGTTATGGAAGGTCTCGACGTGGAATACGTCGGCAAGCTCAACGGCACGACCGATGTCTACGTCTATTCGGA